GTCCGTCGCTTTTTTAGATGAAGTATCAAGATCGATTATCTTAATCATTCCATTCTTAGTTGCATCACCAGCAGCATCCAATACTTTGTTACCCTTTAAGTTTTCAAGAGCAACAAAATACAATTCTTTAAATTTATCATCACTATTTCTTGCAGATTCTAAATCAGCAGTAGAAACAAATGATAATCCAGCATATAATCCTTCTGATGGTTCGAATGCCATTTCGATTAGACTTTTTAGGTATTTATAATGGAGAATAGGAGACTCGAACTCCTGACATCCTGCTTGCAAAGCAGGTGCTCTACCAACTGAGATAATTCCCCGAGGACGCCGAAGCGTCAGACATCACCTTCGACACGATTTTCAGAATAGTGGACATCAAACTCTCCACCAGGATAACGTTTCATGAGTTTATCCACATTCATCTCAAGGATTTCATCAAATGTTGTATCAAGTGCCATACATGCCTGAGCAAGATACCAACAGATATCACCCAGTTCACGTTTCATATGGAAGACATTCTCTTCATTATAAGGTTTACCCTGGAAGAGAATCTTCTTCACAACTTCAGTAAACTCTCCAGACTCAGCAGTCAAACCAAGTGCTGCGGTCAGAAGTTGAGTTACATTGCAATCATTTTCAAGTTCAAGAGAGTTTGTACGAGAAAGAAATGCAGCATAGTCCAGTGAGGGTTCACTGGTTACTCCTTCTACAAATTCAATGTACTTTTGGGGGTCAACTTTAGTCATGTAAATTTGGAATAAATGGTTCTTGGCAATTGGGGGGTAGTTGTTGGATTGCAATCTTTTGACCACCAATCTCAACATATTCAACTTGAGTGGAATCTGTATCGACAACGATACCACTAGTAGGAAGTTCTTTTTGAGAGGATGATCCTACATCAATAATGTCTCCTGGAAGAGGGTTAAAGGTAAAGTAGTGCCCATCCCATCGACAATTTCTAGATGCCATAAGATTGACTGCATCTTTTTCGATTCCACAGTCAGCAATTTTTTCTCCTCTGGGATTGAATACAGAATAATAACCGTTCAAAACTTAAATCCCTCAAATGATTTCTTTGGTTTAGTTTCCTCATAAGTATACTCCTCATCCTTACCATTGTCAATAATGTCGTCTTGTGCAGATTGCTCACAATCATACAAACGCATTTTTGCCCGATCAATACCAACTACAAATCGTTTATGTATGGTAGGATCGTTATAACGATTCTTCAACTGCTTCACCATAATTTGTCCAAGCCCCTCAAGGTCATCAGTTGAAATAAGGGCAAACATAAGATCAGCAGTAGCAGGGAGACCAAAGGACTCACTAGTATCAGTAAGCTCAACATCAGAGCTACCATAACCAGAACGAGTGGTCTGCGTGGCAGAAACGATAGGGACGTTTGCTTCGACAGCCAACCCTCTAAGTTCTTCAGCAATAGCTTTGATATAGCTATATGAATTGACAGTGCTATTTCCGCGATACCGCGAGGAAGCACATATATTAAGGTAATCAATGAAAATAATATCAGGTCTAAATGACTTCTTAAGTGCAAGTTCATTAAGAAGTGACTTAAAATGTCCACTATGTGCAGAAGCAGTTGGATACTCTTTAATAATTAGCGTACCTTGAGTCTTCTTTGCAAGGTTTGTCACCTTATTCTCAAACATTACTTTAGGAAGATCTATGATCTCTTGGATCGGGACATTAAGAAGGTTGGAATCAATTCTTTCAGCAATTCGTTCCTCTGCCATCTCAAGTGTGATGTAAAGAACGTTTTTCCCTTCCAAAAGTGCGGAAGAAGCAACATGGCACATGAATAGAGACTTTCCGACACCTGTACCAGCAAGAGCGATGTTGAGAGTCTTATTAGGCAAACCACCTTTTGTGATCTTGTTAAAGTATTCAAGATCAAAAGGAATCTTCTCCTCCTTTCTGTGATATGTCTCATAACGTTTTTCGTAGTCTTGGAGATAATCGTGACCAATATGAGTATCAAAAGATACTGCAAGAGCATCTGATAGAATGCTCGGAATCGCATCACGATCCTTCTTATCATCTTTTCCATCTGCAAGTGCGATGGACTCCATCAATGCCAGATAAATGGCACGATCACGACACCACTTCTCAGTAGTGTCAACTAACCAATCAAAATCTGTAGGGACATCCTCAAGATAACTAATGAGTTTAGTAATCTCATTAAAGGTTGTATCATTAATATCTTGACGTTTCTCTACTTCAATACAAAGAACTTCTTTAGTAGAAGGTTGATTGTACTCTGAAACAAAGTTGAGAATCTCCTCAAATACAACTTTTTGTTGAGAGTCTTCAAAGTAGTCAGGTTTGATAAACGGAACTACTTTACGAAGATACTCCTCATTATGCAAAAGATTCCTTAGAATCAAGATTTCAACTTTATCCATTAAAATATAAAATACAAATGTGATTACGAACCGTAACTAAATTCCTCTCTTGCGACTTCATCCAACTTTTCCATCACTTCAGGAGTGAAGTAAGTTTCTGGATTTTTGAGGATCGCCTTAGCATACACCTTTTTGGTTTCGCCGTCAACAGTCATTTCATATCGACCTGCTAAATTTTTCCAAAGTCCGCCAATCTCACCGAGTTCAAGAAGACCATAATATCGATCAAGACCACGCTCATCGTAATACAAACGCACTGTAACTTCTTTGTTCTCCTTGCTCAAACGCGACTTAGCAGTCTTTGCCTTGATAAGGTTTCCAACAACTTCCGTTCCATCCTTTTCTTTTTTCTTGCTGAGATAAATGATCGTAGAAGCAGCATACTTGAGTCCACTACCTCCACCCATTTCTTTTGTAGGAACATATGCACCGATGACATCGTAGGTGTGATTCGTAACGATCATGGGAATGTTTGCTTGACCAAGTTTCAGAGTCAACATTCTGAATGCACCTTTGACCAATTGGGATTTGGTCATATCACGAACTTGCTTATCGTTGAGTGCGTCAGTAATCTCTTTTTCTGTAGAAAGCATACCTAAAGAGTCTAGAACAAACATACAAGGTTTGCGTTCATCTTCTGGTTTCTTAAGGTATATATCAACTGCCTTCAATGCCTTACTACGAAACTCTTCGATTGTTACAACATTAACAACAACCAATCTATCCAAATCAATACCACGATTTTGGATAAGTGACTTATTTACAGCTGCCTCAGTATCAAAATACAGGCAATATCCATCAGGATTAGAGTCCAGAAAATTCTTAACCACTGCGAGGCTAAAAAAAGTTTTTCCAGTACTAGACTCGCCAGCAATGGCAGTAATCTTATTCCCAGATACACCACCAAATATACTACCTGAACAAAGTCCGTTAAAGATGTACGAACCTGTATCAACATATTGTTCAGTTTCATCAATATCGGATGCGAGTTTGGTGTAGTCATCTCCGATTTCCTTTACAATTTCTTTTAGAAAGTCCATATTAATTAAAATTGAGCAAAGAATTATAGGGTTCTATGGTAGGTATCTCCATATTTAGGGAATATCTTATTCTATTACCAGATGGTTTAGTTGGCGCGTGTCTTACATAATCTGGAAATATAAGAAGTTCATTTTCTTCTACATGATAAGTAAATATATCATCAAACGAATTATTTTTAAGACAAAAACTTATACCATCACCATCATTAGTTTGATGATAATATACGCCATTTATTGTTGTGGTTTTCGTATGATCATGAAAAACTGAAGAATAGTCATCTCCACAAGACCTATAGCACCATATTATATTTCTATAGATTGACACATCTACTGTATAAGGTTTAAATATTTTTTCACAAATATCTGTAAATGAACTTACAAGTTCCACAAAAAATAAATCGCAATTATTTTTAATAATTGGATAATTATAACCTGCTTTTGAATAGTGGTCTAATTGAGTTAAATAATATAGTTTATGATTTTCTTCAAGAATATTATTCACTCGTACAATATCAAATAAAGATTGTTTATAAAAATTTTTTATTGATAAAATTTTCAAATCTTTATGGATAATTTCAAGAAACAATTCCATTACAGCACAAAACCAAATTTTTCACGGGCAATTTTTTTGTAAGCTCCGCCAGGATTATCCTCGCGAATCTCTTTAATAGTATTCAGTTTTTGATAAAGAGCAGCATCACCACCAAGTCGC